TGGTAGTTAGCTCAACCTTGGTAAAAGTAGCACCTGCGTTTGTAAAAGCTGGGTCAGCCTGTGCTGCTGCACGAATGACTCGCTCTCCTACGTTAACCTTCTCAAGCTCAATGGTGTTAGCTCGCATAGTAACTCTGCGTCCATCCTTTGCAAGGACTGTACCGTCCCAAACATAGTCAATGAAGCGACGAGCCTGCTCTGGAGCCAGGATACCACCAGGAGTGCCTGTTGGATTAACTGCATTTGGACCATTGGTTACTCCCCAAGTTGGTGTAGCGATGTTTCCAAGGCTAGCTGCTGGAGATAGGTTACCAGATGCGTTAGTTGTTGTTGCACCACCCACTGCACCAGATGCAAATGCACCATCACCGTTAATTTCAGCGGTAGTGTTTGACTCTGAGCCAGGGTAGTTCTTAATTAGTTCTTGTTCCGACATATATTTCACCTCCTAGTGATAATTTAAAATAAGTCGTTATTAGTGAGGAAACGACCTCCCCATAGGGATTTTTGAACCTTAACTTCAGGCTCCTGCACGATGTCGCCAACATCGCCAGACTTGCGGAAAGCAGTGTCAGCTACTACAGCGTCTACTCTCTTTCCAAATTCATCAAACACAGTCTTGCTTGCAGTTACGTCGTTCTTAACTGCATCTAGGGACTTGCTTAGTTCTGAAACGTGCTCGTAAAGAGACTTTACAGTTTCAGTTAGATCGCTAAAGGCTTTTGAAACGGTGTCCTTGACATCTGCAATTGCAGTCTCAAGAGCATCGTCAGACTTAGCTACCTCAGTTTTTTCATCTTCTGGCATGGCAGACTTTGCCTTAGACATTTCGTCCTCGTCATCGTCTTCCTTGTCATCCTCATCCATGTCGTCAGACTTCTCTGACTTTTCTACGGATGCCTCTGCTGATTCTACTGAGGTGTCAGCCTCTGGAGCGACCTGTGATTCTTCAACAGCAGCTTCTTCAGTTACAGTTTCTACTGCAACCTCTGCTGCCTCATTTGTTGCGTCAGTCATAGGACTTACCTCCTTCGTTATCTTAATTGTATTAATGCCTTTAGCACTATCAACCAAGAACTTTATTACATCAGAATTATCTGAATCTGCTTTTTCAACAAATCCAATATTCTGCATTGGCTTACCAGATGTTGGGCTCACCGCTGAGTCTGAATCTGATAGCAAAACCATGTCGTTTTCTGAATCCCAAAAAACGTTGTCAATTTCTGTCTTTGAAAGATATCCATCAATAGTGGTTTCTCCATTTACTTTTTCAATAGAGAAGATGTTTGCAAACTGGTTTGCAGGATTATCTACTAGGGATAGTTCGTGTAGTTCGTATTCTTTGATAATACGAACAGCTTTGTCCATACCCTCGTTATATTCGTCGTCATACTTCTTGATGTTACCGCCAATAGAAAAGCCTGAGTAGGTTCCGTCTAGAACTTTTTCCCAGGCATCCTGTGCACCCTTAGATACGTATGCAGAAACATAAACACCAGAATAAAACTTCTTGGTACTTGGGTCAAAATATTTGTCTTCCTTGAAAGATACAATCTTGCCAACTGCTGAAGGCTGGTGCATCTCACGCAGGTTGCCACGGAAGTTCTTAAAGGCACTTAGGCTAGCAGATGTGTCAACCACATCGCCCTGCTTGTCAACATTGTCAAGGGTAGCAAATCCAGAAACAATACGACGTTCCTGATCTACTTTGCCAATAGGCATTGACAGACGAACGTTGTCGCCATCAGTCACCCATTGTGCTTTGTTAATATTCATATCCCTTTAATTATAGCAAACATTTTATCGTTTTGATAACTTTTTATAGTATATCAGACTATTGGCTTGCTCGCCCTTCACCTTGTGCATTTCGTCCAGAAATGGTAGCTGGGCTATCTGAAGACTCGTTGGTTCGCTCTGCATCCCTTTGCCTAGCCTGTCTTGTGTTAGCTGAGGCATCAGCTGCTTGACGTGAGTTCATCTCCATTGGCATATCGCCATCCTTACGCTGTGGAAGGTCTAGCAATTCACGTGCTTCGTTTGGCACCATAATCTTATTACGGACATAACGCTCTAGAATTTGAGACTGTGCAATCTCATCAGTTAGAGTTAGCTCGTTGAACTTAAGCTCTAGGATATCTGTCTTTTCCTTGATAATCTTGTTTACGATTTTCTCTAGGTGCTTCTGTGCTGGCCTTGCAACCTGCTCTTTAAATGTACGATCCTGAGACATGGCTGCTGCAATGCCTGAGTCAGTTCCACCTAGCTTTGAGATTGGAACTTGGTGAGCAATAAGAATGTCATCCCTATTCTGCTTACGGTACTCTTTAAATGATCCCTCTTGGATACCGTTTTCAATTGGCTCCATTTTAAACTCAACCTTGTTGTTGTCTGAGTCTCCTGGAAGTGGAATGTATAGTGTTCTGTGTGACTGAGATTTTAGTCCAGTCTGCAAGAAGCGGAACATCTTATCTTCAGCATCTCCAGAAAGCTTTGCACCCTTAAGAGTAATAATGTATCGTGGCACTGCCTTGTTCTGGAAGTAGTCAATATTATATTGTGCTGCAAGTGAATCACCAATCAAAGAGCTAACGGCAGATAGGATATCTGGAATTCCGTAGAAAGTGTTTAGTGGTGAATAAGACTTGTAATGAATAAGTTCATTTGGTCTTGGGTCACCAGTTACTGGGTTTGGATTTTTTGCCCCAAAGTTTCTAAAGTAAACAACCTTGTTTCCAATAATCTGAAGGTAGCCATCACGAAGTCTACGAACACGAATAGTTGTAGCTGGCACGTGACCAACATATCCAATCTGTCCTAGTGCAGTTCTTCCAATTTCAAGATATCCGTTACCAGTTGACTCAAAGTCAATTAGCATCTTCTTCATTGTTGTAGTTAGAGAGTCGTCGTCGTTCAAAGACTCTAGCCAATCACGTAGCTCAATCTTCATACGCTCAATACGCTTGCGAGCTTTGTCAACTGCAGTGCTGTCTTCTCTGCTCTCAAGAGCAAGATTGGTTTTGTCTGTTACGTGGAATGAATATCCAAGTCCAGCAATGTTTGCTACCTTAGCATCAATAGCTGCGTGGTTTGCAAAAGATGCGTCATAGTAGTTTGCTAGTTCGTAAACATTGTATGGTGGAGTGATTACGTCAAATAAGCCGTATCCGTTGCGATAGACTGATCCAGGATTAATCTGCTTACTTCCAGCACTGTCTACCCCCATGCTTCTTGCTGATGCAGACGCTAGATACTCTTCTGATGATACGTTGGCGTTGGTTGGAACTGAAAAGTCATACTGTGCTTTTATCAGCCTGTCTGTCCTACGCTTAAAATTTTTCTCTAGACCAGCATAATTTTTAAGCTCATCCCAGCTTTTATTAAACGGGTCAGCTTCTTTAAACTTATTAAGCTCTTCTTCTTGGGTATTTAGCGATGCCCCAACGTAATACTGGTTTTCGTCCATTAGTCAACTTCCAATGCTTCTTGGCCATATGCGTCAACAGTCTTCTGAGCATCCTGCCATGCACCAATATCGTTCATGGATGGGATGTAGCCCTGCTTCATACGGTCTACTTGTTCTGAATATGTCTCATCAGATACCCTGGTCAATCCAGGAACAAACTTGGCGTCTCCATCACCTGGATCGCCATTATATCTGGCTGCTGAAAAAAGCTCTGCAATCTTTGAGAGGTCACCCTTCATTGAGGGTATGTTTAAGACGTTTCCTTCGCCATCTGTAAAGTACTTTCCGTCTGCTTTTTTATATACGTATAGTCCCCAGTCAACGTCTGTTTCAATTACTTGCCTGCGAACGTTGCCAACTTTTGATAAGATATCGTTTTCCATAACCACCAGTATACCATATTAAGCAGGTACTTTGATATTGTCAACCCAAGAAATTTCTTTATATGCTCTAAACTTTTCTGGGTCAACCAAAATTCCAGCTGATTCGTCATCAATAACTATCCTATTAGAGCCAGTGTACTTTTCATAGATAGCCTTTGGATCAATAGTAAAGATTCTGCTCTGACTAATAACTTTAACATTCTGCCAGTTGTATGGCGGCTCACTGTCATCTTCGACAATAAGATCAGTCTGCAGGTCTTCCCACTTACCAGAAGTTACAGTTCCTCCAGATACATAGGCTCCTGTGGCAGTGCTTGCAATCGTAAAGCTAGAGCCAGATGCAGATGTAACCACTGCATTAACCACATTATATTGATTTGGAATAACACCAGATATAGTAACCAGCTCGCCCTCAATATACGTGTTTGTTGTTTGATATGTAACCTGTGAACCTGTTGAAGTAACATCAGTTACACCACCAACGTGGATTGATAGCATTGATGCCCATGTCCTTGTTTCTATAGACTCATTCTTTTCAATGTTTGTGGCTAGGTTGTAAGATATGTTGTTGTACATTAGTGGACCATTAAGGTTAAGTCTTCCAGACCTGTTGCTAAAGTCAAGCAGATCTGGGAACTCAATACCAAGCACCACCCATTCTTCGTTAACTAGGTATGGTGTGTTTACTGACTGACCATTTACGTAATAATTTAGAGTATCAATTATTTCTGAAGATTCCCTGTCTACCGCAAAAATTGATCCTCTTTGTGTACTGGCGTCAGCTTGAATAAAGAAATCGTATATGCCATCATTGTGGTCAATAGAAAGAACCATGATTGGATCAGCTGGAAATTCTTTTTCAGCAAACCTAATCCACATTTGAATAGAGCTAACTTCTGTTGTCTCAGCTCTAGATAGGTTTACTGGTATTGCCAAGCCTCTGTCTGTCAGAGAGTTGAACTCGCCCCTAAGCTTCCAACCGCTTTGCCTGTTAAGGTAAAGATATGGTGTGCTTTTCTTGTAAGTAGCTACTGGGTTTTTAGCCTTTAGGTCAAAGTATAGGCCTGCTCTTGAGTAGTAGTAAACTGGAATACCAAACCTAGACCCTACTGGAGTAAAGTCTGTTCTTTCAAATACCTGGGATGCTAGCTGTAGCTCCCTGAATCTAACTGGGTGATGCAAGATTCCATCTGACTTAAAGTCTAGATGATAAACAATGGCGTAGTCGTCAAATCCTACAGGAGCTCCATTTTGTGTTCTTGTTGGTGGGTAAACAACTGTTCCAGTTGTAACTTCATATGCTGTGTCTTGCCAATCTAAATCAATGTTTGCTGGATCCAAAACTCCAGAGGTTAGCGGCCTGTAGAAGTTATCAAACTCTATGAGGTTTCTGTTTGCTCCATCAACTATTCTTTGGAATGATATATAGCTTCTAAGAACGCTTTCATCAGTACTGTAAAAGTTTGTTCTGATAGTATTATTTGACATATCTTCATAGTCTTCCCAGCCAGTATAGAAGGCGTTGTTCAGATCTTCATATGTTAAGATTACTGGATTTGAATATTCAATCTGTAAATCTGCATATGTCCAAGTCGATATTACTTCTTCAGATTGATTTGCAGGTGGCTCTGGGAATTCTTGGTTAAACTGAATAGAGTCTAGCTCGTAGTTTTTATTTCCATCGTAGTCTACAATAGCCTTACTAAAATAGGATAGTGGCATATAGTCTTCCCAATACCCTGCAACAGCGATGTCAGCAAAGAACAAGCCATACTTGTCAATTGCTGTTAGTGTGTAGTTGGCAGTATGGTAGAACAACCTGTTAGCGTTATCTGTAACCTTTCCACCAGAAGTGTATTCTCCAGTAGCAGCGTTGACAACTGTAAAGCTGTCACTTGTGGTGCTGACGACTCTTTGCTCAGACAAGTTAAAAACATTTTCGTCATCTGAAAGAATCTCAGATATGCTAACAATATCTCCTACAGAATATCCGTGTGGCTGGGTGGTGGTGTAGGTGATTACACCATCTTCTGTAGTCACATCTTCTATGTTAGCAACAATAGATGGATATACAACACCATCCTCGTCATATAGCGATAATGTTTTTCTGTTATTGTATGCTGCGTCAAACCCAAACTTATATACCTGACCAGAAAACTTCTTTAGGCCATCTCCTGCTAGGAATACATCAAGAGTTGACTTGTCTGCAAAGAATCTGTCAATATCTATGTTTTGAGAAGATGTGAGTTTTTCAATATTAAATCCTGCAGCAAACTTCTTTCCTGCTTGGATAGTTTTTGTTGCTATTGTTGTATTTACTCCAGACAGGTTTATTGAATAAGTTACTGTGGTTTCGTCTAATGATACAAGCAGGAAATCTTTGCTAAACTTATTAGTAATTTTAAATAGTGGAACACTGTCTTCTGTACCGTCAGTTTTAAATACACCATAAACTGTTTCAACTGAATCGTTAAGGATTGCAAGCTTTTCAAAATAAATAAAGTCTGAGTCTGAATCCCACTCTTCGTTTGGCCTTAGTGTCAGATATTTTCTACTTGCGACATCGTCCAGATCTCCTAAGTTTGGAGTAATAGCCTGAGTTTCATCATATAAATCTTTTGTAGTATTTGAGCCTATTGAAAATGCTGGTAGTTGATATTCTGGCAAGCTCAGAACTTTTGATCCAGTCTCTACGTTGCTAAAGAATGCCTGCTTCCAGTTAGCAAAGTCAGGGTAGTTGTAGTTGGCTGCATAGTTAGCAAAAGCATAGTCGTTAAAGGCAGTAACAGAGTTAATTGATGAGTTTGTTTGTTCTGGTGAAGATACAGCTTGCCCCCATACCCAACGACGCTTAGTTACCTCAGTAGGCATACCATAGGAATAGATTGAAAAGTTATCAATGTCTATAGGGTCAACATCTTCGTAGGCATAGAATCCTAGCCAGTCTTGACTCTTATTGTTCACAGTTTCTGCTGCAAGAGGGATTGTGTTTTGGTCAAAGTCTAAGCTAATAACCTCTTCTCCATTAAGAACCATAATTAAAGAATTTGTCAAAACTCTAATATGGATTACCATTGGTCTAAACCATTCACCAACAAAGTGAGAGCCTACCTGATCACCAAGTTTAAAGGTTAAGAATGCACCATCTGCATACAAGCCATCAGTGCTTGCAATTGGTCCAAATATTTTACGTGGTACTCCAGAGGCTGAGTTTATCCTAAGCCACATCTCAATTGTGTAATCGTTATGTCTACCACGTTCGTTTAAGAACCCGTACCCTGGAAAAATTAGTGAGGGGTAGGTCACATTGTTATAAACGTTTGGTGATATCTTAGTAACGTTTGATGATCCAAAAACAAGTGGCACACCAAAGTTTTTACAGGATAGCGTGTATCCTTGAGACAGGTAATAACCCTGTTGCCCAGAAGCTCCGTATGGAAAGGCTGGAAGTGCTTTAAAGACAGATGGCAAGTTAATGTCTGATGGAATCTGTTCTGGTGTAACGCCATAAGATTGTTTATTAAAGTCCTCCGACCACTGACCAACAGACAGGCCGTTAATCAAAACATCGTAATCTCCTGCTACGCCACCCTCAGAAACGTTGATCTTAATAACAAGCTTTACATCTTCTGCATCTGCTGGCGGTAGGTCAAAAGTGTTGGAAAAAAATCTCCACTTGTTTCTATCGCTTCTTCTAACCAATACGGTATCAAGTACTTCTATTTCTTCCAGATCATCATTGATATACGAGTATCCTAAAGATACAGAGTTTGCTAAGGCAGTGTCAAAGTAAACATAAAACCCAACATTAAAATTATAAAGAGATGCGTCTAGGTTTGCTGATAGATTAAATACACTTTTAGCAACAATGTCTTGGGTTGCAGTAGGTGGGATTGCACCAATAATTCTAGATGTTGCAGAATCAGGAAATGGTGAGTTAGTAGATCCAGGAGTTTCAAGTGTAGCTTCTGCATTAGTCAGTTGCCAGGTAGCAAATAGCTGGAACTGTCTGTCATCTTCCGTAATCTGAGAAACATAGTCTACCTGCTCATTAAGCATCCAAAGAGCTAGTGGGTGCTCAGAATTAGCTTTCTCAACATATAGGTTGGATAGGGTAGTGTTGGTGGCCATTATTCTCCTAACCCTATTTTATCATACTAATAGAAATACCCTGCCAATTAATGACAGGGTAAATCTTTAATACTCTTATTCAGCTGATGGTGCTGGAAGGGCTTTTAGCTCTTCCTGATGAACCTTGATAGCTGATTCAAGAACTGCGATTGACTTCTTAATTCCATCTACCTGATCTTCTGTTCCCACTTCTTCTGCGGTCTTTAGGTTTAGGGTATACTGATAAGCTTCTGACGCAAATTGTTGAATACGATTCTCTAGTAAATTACGCTTTTGTTCTGGTGATAGCAATGATGCAAAATCTATTGACATATAGTCTCCTGTTATTATTTTACGAGTGCTGTAATTTCTTCTTCTGTAAGTCCTAGGCCTGATAGCTTAGCAATTGCACTTGCCTTTGCTTCTTCGTTTGCTGCCTCTTGCTCTTCACGAGCTAGGCGATCAGCTTCTGCCTGCTCAAACATCTGCTCACGCTCAGCAATCTCTTCAGCTGAAAGCGGTATGTACTTTTGTTCTCCAGTAGCTAGGTCAACAACTAGCTTCATTAGTTCTTCTGACATCTTTCCTCCTTGTCTATTATATTATAACATACTGTGTTTATAAAGTCTATGGCGTTAAATATCTGATAATTACAACGCCAGATCCTCCGTTGCCACCATTAAACTCTTCACCAGTGCCAGCATTTCTACCGCCGCCACCGCCGCCACCGCCAGTTGCTGCCGTACCATTTCCACCTATAGCAGAAATTCCTCCTGGAGCACCGCCACCATTGCCACCTTCTCCACGAGTTGTTCCAGTGTCGCCACCGCCACCGCCACCGCCAGCTCTAAAAACTGCAGATCCAGTTATTGATGAAGAAAGTCCAACACCTCCATCAGTATGCTTTGTTGTATTAAATCTTGCTTGTCCTGCAGCACCTGCTCCTCCGCCACCAGTAGTTACTGGAAAGGTAGGCCAAGCTGCTGTACCTCCACCACCATTATTACCCTGTCCAGCTGTTCCAAGACCAACAGTCGTTGTCCATATAGCACTGCCACCACCAGAGCCACCAGGCCCACCACCAAAAGATGCATCGCTAACTCCTCCGTTAGATCCACCACCGCCGCCTCCTATTGAGGTAACTGAAAAAATAGAATTTGTTGCTGTCAATCCAGAAATTAAAGAATCTTGTCCAGAGTCTGCCCTAAACTGATTGTTAACTGCACCAGGTCCTCCAGCCCCAACCACTACCTGATATCCTTGAGATGCTACTGCAGAAAATTGTCCAGCTAGGTATCCTCCAGCTCCGCCTCCTCCTGCTCTACCACGGCCTCCACCTCCTCCACCAGCAACCACCAAATATTCAGCCTCAAGTGATCTTTGAGCAAAAAATGTTCCTGAACTAGTAAAGGTGTGAATTGTATATCCACCAGAAGTAGTTATGGCTCCACCTTGTGCTGCTGGGGATCTGCTAGTTACCCCATCTGAGCCACGCCTAATACCATAAATAGAAATAGTTGATCCTGCAACAAAGTCGCCTTCTCCAGGAACAACTCCAACAGTAACAGATGTAACTGGTGATGTTCCAGTCCATAAACCTGAAACAATAGCTGTTACAGATTGTCCATTATTTTCAGCAACTCCATCAACAGACACAGTCTTGGTTGTGCTTAATGTATAGTTGGGAATGTGAAAGCTTGTGCTTCCAAATGTATTTGCTGTGGCACTGGCGGTAGGTATATAGCTTCCGTGAATATAACTTAGGTTGCTTATTGCAAAACTACCAGTTGACGGATCTGTATACAGAATACGACTAGAATGGTTAGCAGGATCTGAATTTATATTTAATGTGGGAGTTGATACGTTATTTCCTGTTCTTGTAGTTCTGCCAGATACAACAACAACTAAATCATTGTAAGTTTGTGGAATTCCAGTTAATAGAATATTGTTTTGTGTTGAACTTATTTCGACTGTTTGTATGTGATATTTTAACATTAAGATATCCTTCCATACAAACTAAAGGTTGATCCAGCCATAAACTGGCTAGGGCCAGTATAAGGCAAAGACAGAGTAATAGAATTAAGACCAGATAGGCTTGCCCATCTAGTAACTGCCATTTCAACCTGAGCCCCACCTATTCCTGGAGCTGCTGATCTAAGGATGTATACTTTGTGTTTATCTGTTGCTGAATAGTCTATAAAGTTGAAAGTATTAACACTATAAGAATTAGCAGTTGCTGTAGACCCTAAAACGTTGGGCCCATAACCATTATCAGTTGCTGTGCTAGATGAGTTTGAAACTACAGTGTTGTTGTTATCTGCCCAAGCAGCTAAATTAAAATAATTATTTCCAGAATCACCATTAAGTCTAACCGATATATAGTCAGCAGTGTCATTTCGTGTAGATCTTACAGACGATACTAAAATAAGATCTCTATAGGTTTGAGGGATTCCAGAAAAAATTACAGAAAGGCTGCTTGATTGTAAGGTAATGTTTGCAAGACTTGTAATTGACTGAAGTGCCATTTAAGCTGTCACCCCATAAAGGCTAAACCTAGAGCCAGCTAGCCAGTTACCAGAATATGTTTTTTCAAAAAAGGTTACTGAATTAATCGCAGCAGTATTTCTCCAATGTCCGCTAAAAAGCCTAATTTGAGTATTAAAAGTTCCATCCGCAACAACTCCACTAAAAGATCTAATTGTTTTATTTTTTGAGGTTAGTGAAAAGTCAAGAATGTCCATTATGGCTGGGGCATAAGCATTAGATGATGTAGACGATGCTGCATTTGCTATGTGAAATAGTATAGACGTTTCATTAGAAGCTGGTCCCCCACTAACGCCTCCCCCATTAGTGCCAGTCATTACGTGCCAACTGTAGTTTGTTCCAGAATCTCCGTTAAATCTTATATTAGGAAAGCTTAGTATATGAGCACTGGATGTTCTTGTACTAATTACAAATCTTAAATGTTTATAAATACCAGCGAATTGTGAAAGATTATCAAAGGTAATAGATGGCACTGCGGTATCTAGAATTCTAGTATCAATTAAGTACTCACTGCTTGGAACTGATCCTGCAAGCATTGAACGATAGTCTTGTGAGTTTGATACGGTAGAGCTTGTAAGTGACTTAATCATTAAATACCGTTCTTTTCTTTATACAATAATATCATATGCTAGGCCCTATACCTAATAATTACAACACCTGAGCCGCCAGCAGCTCCTGGACTGTTTGTCCCACCTGCGGCACCGCCACCGCCTCCACCAGTGTTTGCTGCCCCTGCGGTTGCAGCTGATAAATTTACCCTACTACCATTTCCTCCACCACCAGTTGCAATAGCTTGAGTTCCACCTTCTGAAGACCCAGATCCTCCTCCAGCTCGTTCTAAAAGTGTTCCAGTTATAGAAGAAAATACTCCACGACCACCGTCTCCTCCAGCACCCGAAGATGACTTGTTACCACCTACGCTACCAGCTCCACCACCTCCACCAGTTCCAAATGGTGAAGAAGATGACCTTGAGCTACCTCCAGCAAAACCCTGACTAGTGGTTCCTGCACCGCCTAAACGAGTATCATAGCCACCGCCGCCACCACTGCCTCCTGATGCACCAGCACCAAAGTTTGTGCCTCCAGCACCGCCACCAAGAGATGTTATGCTTGAAAACGTAGAACTATTACCGTTGGCACCGCCCGTTCCACCTGCACCAATAGTGATAGGGTAGTTTGTGTATGCAGAAACAAAAACCAGTGGCTCGCTAGCTGATCCACCTCCAGACATTTCTCCGATAACTGATGATCGATAGCCACCCGCTCCGCCAGCACCAGTATTTTGATTAGGAGAAGACCCACCTCCACCAATTACTACATACTCTACTTGCATATCACCAAATGGAACAAAAGATCCAGAGCTTGTAAATGTGTGATACCAATATCCATTAGCTTGATTTATACTTCCACCAATACCCTGTGGGTTTCTTGCAATTGTAGATCTACGATTAATACCATAAAGAGATACAGATGATCCAGAAAGAAAATTACCAAATGTTAAAAGGGTTAGGCTCAAAACAGGTTGAGTGCTATTCCAAAGGCTACCGCTAAGCAGCTGATAGGATGTGCTTGAGTTATTTGCCATAACGCTAGAAGAGTTTAAAAATTTTGTTGTTGAGCTATTATAGTTTGTAATAACAACTGAACCATTACTAAAGGTTGAGGCCGTAGAGGTTGATGCATTAATAAGTCCAACTCTCATTACATCAGTTGAAAATTGGGTATCTGTGCTAGCCGAAATACCACTTCCAAAAAATCTTCTAGTAGAGTAGTTGTTTCCAGCATCTCCATTAATTCTTAAAAACAAATCAGTAAATGCTGCCGAAGTAGTACTTCTGACGCTACTAACCATAACTAAATCAGTATAGTTTTGAGGAATAGTGTTAAACTGAATGGTAGATGCGTCTGAGCTTAGGACTACTCTGTCGATTAGGGTATATGACATTATGCCTCAATTCCATAAAGAGTAAGAGTAGATCCAGCACCAAAACTTGTATTAAATAATATGGCGGTTATAGATGTTACTGGTGAAGTGTTTATCCATCTATTTGATACAACTTTAATACCTTCCAAAGTTGTGGCATTTGTAAGGACAAGCTTGTGCTTATCTACTACTGAGTAGTCAAAGATATTGCAAATATTTACAGACTGTCCAGTTCCATAGGCCCCAACAAAATTAGCACTTTCTGTCGCCACAAACGCAGTGCCCAAACCTTCAGATCTTCCTTCTACATAAACTCTTGAATAGTTATTTCCAGAGTCTGAATTAAAACGAATAGCCACCTCTGTAGCAGATGCTGGGCCTGGATGAGATATGGCCAGCACCAGGTCTCTATAATTTTGCGGTATAGATAAAAAATCTACAGAAGCACTTGAGGCTATCAATGAAACGCTACTTATTGAAACATATGTTTTTGTTGGCATTATCGTATTCCGTAAAGTGAAAATCTGGATCCATTGCCTGGGCTTCCAACTATGGATATAGAATTTACAGCAGCTGTGTTTAGCCAAACGCCAGAATAAAACTGAGCCCTTCTTTCGTTGCTAGTGTTTCCAGCAAGAGCTCTAATTGTTGTATTTTTTGCTGTGCTTGAGTAGTCTAAAATATCTACTATTCCGCTGGCATAGATGTTGGTTTGAGTGTTAGCTGGCTGTGTTGCAACACGCATAATTGCCTGACTAGTAAAAGAAAAACTTGCTACTGATGACCCATTTCCTTGTAATTCGTGCCAAGCATAGTTGTTTTGAACATCTCCATTAAGCTGAATAAGCGTATCTGATACTGAAGACGTTGAGCTTCTAGATGTAAAACGAATTTGCAAATGTCTATACTCTGTAGCATACAAATTTAAATTATTAAAAACTACAGATGCTGCGTTAACTGTAAGAAAAACACTTTGAATAAGTTCGAAATCCTGAAACGAATAGCCAGCAAGCATAGAATTTGTTTTTCTACTATTAAGAATGCTGGATGTTTTTAAGCTGAGGATTCCCACGCCGTCTCCTAAGCTGTAATTTCAGAACCAAATACGTTAAACGTTAGATTTGCAGTCGAGGCAAACACTCTAATTACATCTGTTGCTGCTAAAGTAATTCCTAGTGTTAGGGTTGTTGAATCTGATGCTCCCACAGTTACGTCAAATGCAATATAGTGTTGATTAGCAACGGTGGCTCCTGCTGGAGATACTGCAATTCTATAGGTTGCTGGTGCTGCAGCACGATTTGCAACAACAATTGTAGATGCTACCGCTGATGTATTTGCTGGTGCTGTATATAGGCTTGTCAAAGTTGTTGCAGCTGGTGCACTCTGAGCAAGTACTTTGTAAACTGTTGGCATTTGTTATGCTCCCATCAATAAGAATGAATTAAAGTTTGATTCACCATCGGCACCGTCTTCTCCTGGTGGCCCTTGAACTGGCGTGGTAAAACCTTTCCACACAGAACCAGTCCATTCCCAAGTAGTTGATCCTGCAGAAAACGTGTCTCCAATTTCTGGATCATCTGGAAAGTTGATTGCTGTCATAGTTTATATTATATCATAAATAATAAAATTACAGCTAAGCGGCTGATCTTAGATAGCGAACAATAACAATTCCAGAGTTTCCAGGAACGTTTGTTCCGCCGCCGCCAGTGTTTGCACCTTGACTACCATTACCTGGTGCACCTCCAGTGCCATTAACAGTAATCCATCCTCCGCCGCCGCCAGCATACCACCTAACACCAGAAATATCTTGACCAGTATTGGTTGCTATGCCCCAAGATGAATAGGCGTTTGTTCCATTTCCACCTTTTCCACCTTGATTAAAAGCTCCAGAACCACCTACCTCAGAAAAGCCTCCGCCTCCGCCACCTGCAGCATTGGCTCCAAGACCATAATCTGTTCCTGGACCACCATTTTGGCCCTGGCCTACAGTTCCAGTTCCCTGATTGTTTCCAGCACCAGATGTATATCCAGCACCACCACCACCAGAACCAACATTCGTTTGTGTAGATGTTGGGGGGTTGTCTCTAGATCTGCCCCAACCACCCTTTAATGCTCTTGCAAGATCCAAGTTATAGGGTGGCATTGAAATGACAGAGTCTGTAGCACTACTTTGCCAAGCTGCTCCTGCTCCAACAGTTATGGGAAATGACCCACTTAGTGTTTGGTTTGATAGAAATACCACACCACCAGCTCCACCGCCACCGCCACCGTTAACTCCAGCTGGACCACCGCCACCAATAACTAATAGATCTGCGGTTAGTGGCACATTAGAAACAGAAAGGGTTCCAGAGCTAGTAAAAGTTCTATAAAAATATGTTGAATCAGAGGCTAGAGTTCCACCAGTTACAACCGATACTGCAGCACCCGAAGCTGCAAAGACTCCAAAAGGAATAAGCACTATTAAGCTCCTAGGTCACCAATTAAATAGTATGATCCGCCAGCTTTAACGATTGACGCTCCAGAAAACTGTTTGTTGGTTTTTAATTTAGAGTCTACAGAGTTAATCGTAATTCCAGAACCAGTAAAAGTAATCTGCCCTGCACCTGCCTGAATAAAGTTTACAGACTGTCCGTTGCTTAGCACATCTGGCACGGTAATGGTAATAGCAGATCCAGTAGATCTTATATAGCTGTTAACGTCAGAGGATTGAACTGTATACCCTGCAGACTTATCACTAGTGGTTGGAGTAAATTGTGGCCCTTGTGGTCCTGGTGGGCCTTCTGGGCCTTGTGAGCCAACTACTGCTGCTTCCCATTGAGAGGTAGATTGATTGTAGTATTTAAGAACTGGCATTAGCTAGCCTCTTCTTGTAACTGAGCCAAGTATTTTTGATAGTCAGAATTGGCTGGGTCAGCAGGTATCCACCAAATTCTACCATCGGGATCAGTTCTGGTTATTGTTTCGCTGGATCCTTCATAGGCTGGTGGCGTAACCTCATATATTGATTTATTCATTTTTATAACTCCGAACTTATTTCTATAAAAAAGCCACTAGATGACTCAAAGGCGTTTGGTGTTGGTGAATAAGTTGCTCCAAAAATAGAAAAGTGAGCGTGGCTCATAGTTGCAGCAGATCCTGCTGGAGTAATTATGCTAATTGTTCCTGATTTTGAGCAACCAGTTTGAGAAGCCTGAACAAAAGTCCAGTTTGTTCCATAGTTTGCATTTGTCATACTAAATGAAAAAGATGGTGCCACTCTTTTTGTTGTAGCATAAGGAACGTTCATAGAAATTGCACTTCCAGAAACGCTTACACTTCCAATAAAATTATTTAATCTTTCAAAATACCTTTGACAAGCAGCAAGCTCACCAGCCAGGCTGTTTGCGTTGCGTCTGAATGCGGTTGCTGCTGAACCTGCTTCTACTTGAACGCCCCAAATGTCGAAAGCATTCGACTGAATCCCAAGCGAGGTGCTTCGAGTATTAAAGTCAGACCCAGCACTTAACCAAAAGTTTAGGCCAGCAAAGTTGTCTGCTGCAATTGTTTTGCCAGATATTCCAGGAACTAAAACTGTTAAAGAATACCTTGTCCAAGAAGTAGATAATGTCACTTTTCCTGCTGGAGTAAATTCATTCGAAGAACCACCCGCACCAAATGTCTGTCTCCATTCAGCTGCTATTGAAGGAGTTCCAGAACCAGCCTTAGCCCAGAATGAAATTGTTGCAGTCTGACCTGCAAATGTTCTAACATCCTCGATTAACTGAATAAAATGAGTGTAATGACTTGTTGATGATTGCCCGCTTGTCACGATCCTTGCAAAGCTAGTTCCTTCTTGACCAGCTACTGGTGCGGCTCCAGGCGTAAACGCTTGAGCTGAATAGGTATTTGTTCCACCACTAAACTCAGTTCTCCATCGATCAAAAGTATAAACCTGATTAGAAGTTGTGGTAGTAAATCCTCTTTGATTTATTTCAAAAGCTCCGTTAATTATGACATTGCCAGATGGAGGGGTTGGCAAGGTTGTCCACTGAGAATCATAGTTTGCGTTGCTTGCTTTAGCAAGAACCTGACCAGTAGTTCCTCCAGATGGTACTGGTGCTGGAGACTCTGCATCCGTGTCTAGCCACAAAACATCGGTTTCTGACGGTGCTGAGTCAGAAGCTACTATTCCTGGCTCTCCCTGTGGTCCTGGTGCTGCTGGAGATAGTGATACCCAGTAGTTGTCATAAAATATATAGGCAGTTCCCTCAGAGGAATTAAACCATACGCTTCCGCTTGTAGGATCTACTGGTGCTGTTGCAGAAACGTCAATGTTTGCATTAAGTGTTTGCCAGGTTAGTCCTGATGGGGAGTCTAGATCTACTACTAGGTATTGTCCATCTTCGCCTACCGCCAATTTTCCAACGGTATCTGGTGCTGTACCAACAAGAATATCTCCTTTGGCAGTAGCTAATACTTTCTCAATATACTCATCGTGAGTATGTGGACCAACGCCAATAGGAACCCAGGTATCAGTTTCTGAGTCGTACACATACGCTGGTCTGGATTGATTTCCTATAGTTGTCATAGTGGTTTAATTATATCATAGAATGGTTTGATACCCGAAAAATTAGGACCAACTAACGTTTCCAGTTCCTGCCGTAATTGTTGTTACCCTATCTGAGCCAACTGTAGCTGTTGACCCAGTTAACCCTGCTCCAAGATTTATCGTAAGCACTGATGAATAACGCAGAATTATAATCCCAGAGCCACCTGAGCCACCAGCGTGATAAGTACCTGAAAAACCACCGCCACCGCCGCCAGCACCCCTGTTTGCAGTTCCAGCAGTTCCTGGAGCATCGGCATTTGAGCGGCCACCACCACCAACGCCTCCAGTTGTTCCATAAGAACCATTGACATCTCCTCCAGCTCCACCACCAGCATAAGTTACTTCTGTTCCAGTTATATCAGAAACCTTGCCTGGTCCGCCTTGGCCATTGGGGGTTGATGCTGATCCAGCATTAAAACCAACCCCTGCTGCACCTCCGCCTCCACCACACACACCCTGCCAGTTTGACTCAACAAAACCATTTCCACCCCTAAATCCTTGGCCTCTAACTCCAGCTCCGCCAACACCAGCTGCTGGACCCGTAGTTTTTATTGGAGATCCACCACCTGAACCTCCAGCAAAACCGTCAAGTCCTCCGTGGGTCATTCCAGATCCTCCAGCAACAGCAATTAGAGAACCAAAAGAACTATTTGTTGCATTACCAGGATCTGCAGGAAAAACTACACCAGGGCCTCCAGCTCCAACGGTTGCGGTATATATAGTGTTAGAGTTAAAAGGTGACTGGCCCTCTAGCATACCACCTGCACCACCACCTGATCCAGTCCACATACCACCACCACCGCCTGCTATTACAAGGTATTGTAGTGAAAATGATGGGCCAAGCAATCTAGGTCTTGTTAGTGGAGAGGTTCCACTCCAAGAACTAACCCTGCTAGAAACAAACCCTCTATTTCTTTGCATTACGAAATCCTATTAACGTATCCTGATATAGTTAGCACGTTAGCTGTGGCTGCAAAAGCTCTTACGTTTCTTGCTGCTGATCCCGTACCACTCAAAATTAGACCAGGAATAACTAAAGTTAATCCAGACTCTGCTGGAATAGTGATTTCAATAATGTCTTCTGGAACAGCTACACCACCGAACTCAATTGTTAGTTTTCTGTCTGTGGTATCAGTGTTAGCCGCATACAACCAAATTTCATCAATAACTGAAGACGATGTTCCAGTAGCGTGAATTAGGGTTCCTGCTGTTGCTGTTGCAGCTACTGCAATTGGCTCTCCGCCAGGGCTGTTGCTTAAATGTAGTTTTGTAAAGCTTGCCATTTTATATTCCTATCCGAAAACTTGTCCTGCTAGAACTACTTGGTCATCTTCCCAAACCTGTGACCATGCTGGAGATGAACCATTTGTAGTTAAATATCTTCCAGCCTGACTAGTCTGACTTGGAAGGGCTTCAACGGCTGCCCATTCAAGACCAGTAGTTGCACTAGAGTTTGCTCTAAGATAAGTTCCATTAGCACCAGCTGTTAGATTATCTAAAGCATTACTAGCTGTTCCTACCAGCAGATCGCCCTTGGCGTCCACTGTTGGAATAATATTGGCAGTAGCTCTTGCTCTAGTAGTCATTATGCCTTAATTATATCATAGAATTATGCTGGAATTTCGACGGCATCCCAAGAGCCAGTTTCTTCATTCCAAAAATACATTCCACCATCAGTTGGCTTAGCTACTGGAGCTTCCCATAGTGCCGTGTCTTCATTAAGAATCCAAGATTCGTAAGTTTTTGGCGGTACAAAAGCATCAAGATCTTCATTATATGTATAACCAATACCTGCATAGTTCTTACGGTAGTTACCGTTGTATGAAGTTCTTTTACAGGTCTGCCCCCGAAATTCTCCATACCATACTTCAGGGTGCTTACCCTCAATTAGTTCTGTTTCATCAATTCCAACGATAACTTCTGTTACGATGTTGTCGTTGTCTAGAAGTGCATAGTGTGCCATCTTAAATATCTTCTTTTTCTAACTCTGTCCAAGACAAAGACTCTTCATTCCAACTATAAATCCTACCATCTTGAGGGTACGGAATTGGAGACTGCCACTGACAGGTAGTCTCATTAAGGGTCCAAGACTCAAATGGTTTTGGTGAAATAAAAGCATCTCGCTCTTCGTCATAGGTGTATCCAACGCCTGCGTAGTTTTTGCGAATGCTTCCATTGTAGCTAGTTTTAATCCAGGTACCGCCTAGGTTTTCTACGAACCAGTCATACCCTTCATTGGGCATATCGTTGTCGCCTACAAGAACACGTAATACAATGTTGTTTTCATCTATTTCTGCAAAATGTGACATTATTTATCTCCTTCTTTAAAATAATATTTAAGCAATTCCATTTGTAATCCCGTAAATAGTAAAAGTTGAATTTTGAGCAAAATTTCCGCCCTCAGAACCTATTTGAACAGAAGTTATGGGATCTGTTGATCTAAAAAGATTAGCTGCTAGGTTCATCCCCTCAAAAGTCGATATGGCAGAAGAGTTGTTTTCTTTTAGACCTTCGCTCATAAAAGCTTTAAAACGATTAGATCTATAGCTTGGAATGTAGACTTGAAGATTTGTAAATGAGTTTGCAGTATCAGTAGATAGCGATTGAGGAGATGAGATTGCGTTTGCAGCAGGATTTTCTCTAAAGCTACCTACAGAAGAACCACTTCCCCAAATAAGTGTTGTTGAATAAATACTAGTGGCGTTTCCGTTAAAGGAAAGTCTAATTCTTCCACCACCAGCGGTTGTCGCAGATCTAGTAGATGCAACAACAAAAAGGTCCGTAAAGTTTTGTGGAACATTGTTAAAGGATATAACACTAACTGTTTGAGCACTAATAGTTTGAGTATATATTGGATGCATTGCAATTGTCATTATTATGCCCCCGTCACTTGAGAAGATGTTATTCCATAAAGATCAACACGTGAATGTTCTTGCAAAGTTCCATCTGTAGCTAAAATCAGCTGAGTTATTGGTGATGTTGAATAATAAATTCCAGAGCCAAAACTTGCCCTGCCAAAACCATTTCTGTCGTGCCCACCAATACATCTAATAACCTTACTTTTATTTGTGCTTGTATAATCAAGCAAGTCAAAAATAGCAACTCCAAAGGTTCCCGCTGTTGCATTTGAATCTGTTAAAGCTCCTTGAAGAGAGTATGTACCGCTATTTAGTGCTGACTGAGAAGATATGGAGGCTCCATTTGAGGTTAGGCCATGTATTGCATAGCTTGTTGATGCTCCATCCCCATTCGCTTGTAGATAAGCAGACAGTCCATCTGAAAAAGATACTGATCCCCTACCAAAAACCCTAACTTGCAAGTGTGTAAAAGTTTGAGGAATAGAGCTAAAGGTTACACCGCTAACACCACCCGCACCAACTGTTGCACCTGCTATCCATACCATGCTCACGAGTTTGACGCCCTAATTCCATATAATGTTGCAGTTGACCCAGCAACAAAGCTAATTGAAGAAGTTAGATAGATGGTATTTATTGCTGCCGTTGATCTCCAAACACCAGAACTTAGCGTAGTGGATCCAGAGCCATTAGTATCTGCTGCACATCTCATCAGGTAGGTTTTAAAAGTTGAAGTATTTTTATAGTTTAAGATATGCATATTCATTACACCAAATATTCCAGCTGATGACTGTGTTGCTGGAATATCTCCATCATCCCAAATTCCTGCTTGATTTGTAAGCCTTACTGATGATGCTGCAGACCCATCTCCTCGCAATAGTGTAGAAGAATAGTTGCTGTTTCCGCCATAATTAAAGTTAAAACCACCAAAGTATCCACCTCTAGCAGCTGTCTGATTTGATCTACCGTTTACAGATAGAAAAAGATCTTGAAAATTTTGTGGAATGTTTGTAAATAAAAAATCACCAGACGATGCAAGGGTTGCTGTTGCAATTGGCACCATGGCTCCGAACTGATTACCAGCCTCCATGCTAGTATAAAGAGTACGACCAGATCTTAAAGAGCTAGAGTTTGAAAGCTTGTAAACTCCCATTTAAGAAATCTCCACTCCAGAAATGTGGAAATTAATAGATGTGGCAGATGCTCCACCAGAAATTGTTTGAGTTGCTGACAATACCTGCTTTATGTCAATAACAGTTGAATCATTGCCTCCAACGGAAACTGTTGTAGCCAAAGCGGTTCCGCCAATAGCCAATGTAAAAGTTCCTGCTGCAACGTTTGTATTTGTAACAACAATGCTAGTTACAACAGTAGTTGTTGCACTTGGTACCGTGTACAGTGTTGTGCTCGTGTTTGTTGTTGCTGCTCCACGAAATAAAGTTTTTGATGCTGTAGCCATTAGTTACTACCTCCAATAATTTAATTATAGCATAAAAGTTTAAATAGCACCCATAAGAGTTAGAATAAGGTTGTCTTCTACTGGCTGTAGGTTGATTTCTTGCCAGCTTGCATCAGTACCGTCCGTAGTTAGGAATTTACCAGCATTGGTATCCTGATCTGGTAAGGCATCAACATCAGTCCATTCAAGACCTGTAGGGGTAGCTGAATTAGCCATCAAATACTGGCCAGTTGTTCCTACCGCAATCCTTGTAGGCGTATTCGCTGCGGTAGCTGCAACAATATCACCCTTGGTTTCATAGGTATCTTTTGTAACAGCATCAATAATAGCTACTGGTGGCAATGTGAGTACCTGGAGAACATCTCCTGCTGAAGCAGCAGAAGCTAGGACAATGCTTGTTCCGTCACCAGCTGTATAATCTGATCCACGAACTAGCTGTACACCATTTAAGAATACCTGCTCATTTCCTGGAGTATAAGTTAAAGTTGCTCCTTCACCCTCAGCCTCTCCAGTAAAAGTGTCTTGTGCAGCTGTAGCAATCTTGCTCCATCTAGTTAAATCAACTGATGATGGCTGAATAGATCCATCTGTGTCTAGCCAGATTGATCCATCTACTAGTCCTGTTTCTGGTGGCTCGTTAGATGCACTACCGCCAGACAAAAACGCCCATTCTGGGTCTGTTCCATCAGTTGTTAAATACTTTCCTTCATTGCCAGTCTGGTCAGGAAGTGCATCTACAGTTTCCCAGAAAGGATCTGTTCCGTCAGTCGTTAGGTATTTGCCTTCGTTATCTGTTTGGTCTGGAAGGTCAATTGGACCAATAGGGCCCTGAGGTCCAGTTTCTCCACGTGGCAATACAAAGTTAATGGTCTGATCAGGTGATGTTCCAGTAATTTCAACCTCAGCATCTTCGCCTGGGTCGCTAGCAGTTACAGTTCCAACAGTTAAAGTGTTTGGAGGACCTTGTGCACCCATTGGTAGTACAAAATTTAATGTCTGGTCTGGTGAATCTCCAGTAATGGTTACTTCTGCTGGATCCCCAAATGCAGCAGCTTCTACCGTGCCAATTGTTAGCTCGTTAGCTGGGCCAGTGATACCTAGTGGCTGCCATAAAGAACCTTCCCAATAATAAATTTCTTGAGGCTCTAAGTCACTTCTAATCCAAACATCACCAATCTGTGGAGATTCTGGTTCCTGCTCACCAATTGTAACGTTAGCCCTACCAGCTACGTCATAAATACCATTGATAAAGAATGTTACTTCTCCAGTAGTACTCTTAACATATATCTTATCGCCAACGTTTACAGCAATTCTAAAAGTTTCAAAGGTATTACGACTAGTAAGACCAACGCTGTCAATGTAGTAAATCCAGTTTTCAGGATTTGAGTCTTCACCTGCAGGAACAATCCATCCAGAGATGTTTGTAAAACCACTAGTATTAACAGCTACTAAAGATGTTAGTGCTGTTCTTTCAATTTCAAACAGAAGTGTGTCAGTATTGGCAACTGGTTTATTTACTGCAAATCTTGCTACCGCCATTTACTCACTCCTACTCTGTTCCTATTGTTTCCCACCCTGTTGGCTTATATACCTGCAAAAGATTCTGCGTTGTATCATAATACTGATCGCCAGGGTTTGGAACTGTTGGCTTGCCTGATGTTGGGCCAACTGTGTATCTAACATTAATAATTGATTGAGGAATTCCAGAAGCAATAAATGAAACGCTTTCAATGCTTGACTCTACCCAAATTTCATCAAGTGGGTTCATAGCAAAACGAATAGTCTCAAAAGAGTTCTGTCTTTCTAGTGGAAAGATGTAGGTGATGTAAGCGTAGTTATCTGGATCAGTTTCTCCATTTGGCTTAACGTAAATTGTAACGTTTGCGGTTGCAGATGGATTAACGTTTGTGGCAATTACTGATGCAAGATAATAGGTGTTAACATCTCCAAGTAGTGTTGGAGTATCCTGTTCAGGCATTACAACACCAATTCTTTTTAAGCTCATTTTATGCCTGGGCTTCTTTCCAACTCAAGCGGCCAGTTACTTCTGCGGCGGTACTTGATAGGTTTGTAACAACAATTGAAAGAACGTCTGGACCGTCTGGATATACGTTAGCATTTGCAGAGGTTGATCCACCTCCAAGCACTGAGTTTCCAAGGTCACGCACGTTTGTCAAGTCAATAGATGATGTTCCCTGTACATAAAAACCACCAGTAATTTCTCCACCAAGAATAATGGTTTCTTCATCATCAGCATAGTCAGCAATTTGAGATAGAGATGAGTTTGTTAGTGCTGTAGATCCTCTAACAACATTCTGCCAAGGTGTTGCTGATGTTGGTACACCATTCAAGATTGCAGTAACTAGCAAGTTTGAGTCAGCTGTAGCGGACAGCACTCCAAGCGATTCCAAAGTTAGCTGCATACGGTTAATAAGTTCTCTTTGACCAAAGTTAGCAGAAATACCATTATCTACTGATGGTGCTACACGAATTGAGAATAGAGCTTTTGAGTTACCCCCAGTAAATAGCACAGTATCTGAATCAAGGTTTGCAGTTAGTGGCAAAGATAGCGTAACAACTCCTGGTCTTACTAAAGTAACTACTGTGTCTTGTTGAATTCCTGGAATTTCTACGTTACTAACCTCTGGTCTATTAATTGTCATACCCTCAACAACATCTGTATTGTTATTAAGAGCAATTGTAAATGATCCAATTGTTCCTGTAGCTGTTTTTGTAAGTGGTGCATCTTCTGGAACTGGTGCAGGGATTGTGGTCTTTTTGGTTTGACCATAAGTAAAGATAAGAGACTTGTCATCATCAAAACCACCATCCATAATTACAGACGTTCCCCAGTGAGAAATTGATGCTGAGAATGTTGGGAATGCTTGTTCAACAGATACTGGAGTTGTTGGTGTAAATGCAAATTCTTGTGCAGTGCCAGTTGACATTGGTGAGAATATTACGTTTGTTGGATTAGCAATAATTGCAGCAGTGTTAAACTTAATCTGTGCTCCATCAATTTCAGAAACATATGTGTTCTGTGGAAAGTTTGGGCTAATAATTCTTTGTCCAACCTGAATTCCAGTAGTAGACACTACAGTGCCCAAGTTACTTCCTGCTGCAATAGTTACATTTATGGTTGCACCAGTCTTTTCACGAGTAACGCCAGTAAACGATGTGGCTGTTTTACCAGAATAGTTGATGTACTCATAAACAGTTCCACTTCTAATAAGAAGCGTTCCTGTGTCTGGGAATCCTTCTGTGCTTTCTACGTTTATAGTTGTGGCAGTTACTGAAACATTGCTAGTAATTTTTGTAGTCTTAGAAAATGTGCTTGACTCGTAACGAGCTGGAATGTTTCCAGAACGCATATAGGCTTCAGCGTTTACGTTGTTATTCGCTAGCTTGTGTACTGGAGTAATGTCTCCATTTACTCCACGAAGTCCCCAACGAATATACCCAGCACCATACCAAGAGTAGTCAATGTAAAACATCTGCATCTTGGTTAGGTCTAGGTCGTATCCTGAAGGACCGTTTCCGTCCATGGTGTCAAGGTTCCACTCAGACTGTGGAATTTTTGTGTCTACAGTTTTTGCTACTAGAGCATATGAAGCCGTAGCTCCACGGTATGATGGTGAAATAGTCATAGAGTCGTCATTCGCAATACTTTCTACACGATATGACTGACCACGAATAACAATAAAGTCTCCTGGATCTAGCTGTCTTGAAAAGTTTGTTGGAAAGGCTGCATTGGTTTTTGAGACTGTATTTGATCCATTAGTGACTGTTACTTTTCCAGAAATCTGATATGTTGAGCTTCTGCGAACAACATAAAGTGTTTGTCCATCAAACTCAAAGAACACTCCGTTTTGGCTATCAAACATTCCAATTCGGTTTGAACATCCAAACCAGGTGTCAATGGTTACATAGTAGTTTCCAGATGCTGTAGCGTCCTGTGGTGATGTTGGAGCTAGTACCTGAAATAGGTTGTACCCCAAAATTTCAATAATGGTAAACTCACCATTGTAGTCTGGCTGGTCTGCACCAAAAATCTTAATTGTGCTTCCAGGCTGAAGGTTGTGCTGCTCCTTAGTCTGAACTGTAATAATATTTCCATTGGCAGTCAAAGCCTCGATTGAAAGGTTTGGCTTTAGAACTGTACCTGATGAAATCTGCATACCCTTACCAGACTGGTAACGGAAGTAGCGACGAGTCTGACGAACTGCCTGCTGATTGTTTGAAGATGCGTTTGCACTAAACAAAACACCACCGTCAAAAGGGCGGTGTAGGAATTGAGCTTGTGGACGAACATAAATCTTAACAGATGAGCCACCAAGAGATCCTGTAGGAATAGCGTTTGCATAATAAACAAACTGAGTTGCATTAACAATTCTAGATACATAGAAGGATCCATTTGGAGCATTCGTATCTGCTGTAATTCCAGAAATAGCAATTTCACTACCAAGCGACAATCCGTGTGGAACTGTGGTAGTTACAGTGATAGCCCTGCTGCCACCAGTGTATGACAGTGTTGGGTTTCCACCAATTGCTGAGTTTGTGTAGGCAGTTCCAATATAAAGAGCTGTCTTGTTAATATCAAAAATAGCATTGATAGTAGAGCTAATATTGATTGAACGTGCTGTATAGGTAAAAGTTGTTGATGTTGGAATTGACTCAATAATAAAGTTACCGTTTGCGATTGACAAAAATGTGTCCTGAACGTTTACTGGAAGACCAACAGATAGTCCATGAGCAGTAGTTCCAGTTGTTACGGTTACTGTTGTGCTATTTTGAGGAAGGTTAATAGCAGTAATGTTTGGAATCGTGTTTGAAGATGGAAAGGCAAAAGGGCGGTTGTTCATAAGTCCCAAGTTTTCCCACTTGGAAATCTGCATACCGTATTCAAAGTCAGTATCGACAAGGGCTTGTGGGCTTGAATTGCGAAGTTTATTTACGGGGTCGAAATAAATATCATCTAGAAACGCCCCTGTGTCTGGTCTTAGATAGCCTGGCATTGTGTTCCTCTCAAAAGTTAATTATATCACACTAGATGCCAAGCCACCACATATCGGATAGGGAAGCATTGCTACTTCCGCCTCCTCCACCTCCTCCGCCAACGACTTCGAAGGTAACTTTGTTTGTTGTGGTGTTGTATACTGCGGTCATTCCGATGTGATCATCGTGAGCAACAATTGGAGCTACTAGATCTTTTGTGTAATTTTCATTAAGAATAAAGTTTAATTTCCCAGTGGTATCGTCATAGGTTACGTCAATACCGTTTTCTGTATTAACTGTGACCATCAATCCGATTACGTCTTGAATGATTTCATTAATTGATGTATCTAGTTTTAAGGCTAATAGCTGAATATCCCCAGATACGTCAACTACATCCCCAGAAAGTGGGAATGGTAGGTCATAAATTGGACTTCTTCCAGAGGCTGCCATAGTAGTTTAATTATATCACAAGAGATACTCTTGAAAATCAGATAAAAAAGTGCTATAATTGACAGAACACTCTCTCAAGGAGTGTTTTTCCGTTAAGGACGATAATGATGAAACAGAGTAACAACAAAGTGGGAATCGTGACAATACAAGACAAATATTTTTTGCTATTCACTAATAAAAATATTGTCGCCAAGACCG